GCCGCGATGTAGGGAGGGGGTGATTTTTTCACGACCCCCTCCCCTATGCTTAACAACAGTCCTTAGGCCGAAATAGCCTGTTTTTCTTTTGTGTTTGCAATGTTTTCATGCAGATTTGCATTGTCATCACTTTTTACTTTCTTGTAAATGTGAAAGAAATCGCAATCGATAATCGAATCAATTGCTTTTTCAATGGCAATGCTTTGTTCTTCGTCTGTCAATTCATCGTTTCCAGAAACATGAGCAAGCAAACCACACGAATTGTATCCATGCGTGACATCCCAAAGCCACCATTTGGTGAAGTCATCAAATGGATTGTAAGGATTGTCAAACGTGGTCAACATACATTGAGCCATAGTAACTCCACCTCCTCTCACAGATACTTAGCCACAGTCGACGGCGAAATGCCTAAGCTCTCAGCAATCTGAGCATTTGTATAACCAGCAGCAGCGCGAGACCGAATCAATGCTTTCTTAGCCGCACTCAGTTCGGTAGTGGCACGAGGCATTGCACGCGCGCGCAGCTTATCAGCATCTGTATTGTCGAGAATCTTACACAATACGTTGTCACTGATAGCGCCTGCTTGAATAGCCTGCCATTCACGGTCACTAATTTCGATTGCCGTGCGCTTGGCACCTACCTCATTACGGGATGCTACAATGGCCTGCTGAGACACCTTTCGCAGCATTTTCTTATCATTAGCCAAGTCAGGGTCCTGTGCCATCTTCTCCTTAATGCGGGTGTTAGCAAGGGCCTGAGCTTGACGTTCGCGAGGCTTATTAGCCTCAGCCAGATTCAGTGCGGCGTTCAGTCGTTCGACCTCGGGTGCATAAGCTTTCTTAGCCGCGGCATCGTACTTCAGGGTACCGGTGGCCTTCATTTCCTTGCGGGCAGCATTGGCCATGCTCTTGAGGTAGTTAGCATAGTCAGCATAAGCCAGCTCAGCACGGGACCGATAGTCAGACACCAAGGAGTATGCGTCATTGGTTTCTGCCATCTTGGTAGACTTTTGCTGGCGCATCTTCTGTTTGGTAACTACTTCGCCGGTTCTTTTATTGACCCGGGTGGTAGTATAGTACAGGTCATCCGCCGTGCTATACAGCTTCTTACCTTCAGGTTGCGTCGGGTCGTACGCGTCCTTGCCCTTAACCTTGACACCCGGAAGATTGACGTATCCGCTACCCTGACGTTTGGGTACAGGTTGATCGCTCTTAGCCATCGTAATAAGGGTCGATGCACCCTCATGATACTGACCGTTAGCATCCAGATGACCCTGATACTTACGTTTAAGCTGGGCGATGCCATTGTCAACCTCAGATTGCTTGTAATCAAGCTTGTGTTTTTCAGCATCAATGACGACCATCGAATGACGAACTGCTCGTGCCAACTCTGGTGGAGTTGCACCTTTCAGAGTCATGTCCATAATAAGATTCGAGACAACGCCCATCTGTTTTTGGGTGTTGTCTTTTGTCATCAGCTGCACATGATTCGGATTACCCTCAGGAATCTTGTACTCGAGCTTAGGGTCGAAGCCTTTCAAGCCCTCGAGTTCGGGAGTTGAAGTAATCTTAATCTTATTCTTACCGTTCGTAGGGATAACCATAACTGTATCGCCGTCGAAGTCTGCGCCAGACAAACGGTCCGCAACGGCCTTGTTGATGCCGACAGCATCCTTAGGATTTGTGCCCATGACCCGCTTGCCTTCGGCATTCTTGTTATTGACTTTCAGAATGGGAATCTCAAACGTGCCACCATGCGGGTAGCGAACAAGAGCAACCATTTCGCCGTCTGTATAGTTGGGCGCGTAAATCTCATTGTCCTTGACAGAAGTAAGAGGCAGAATGACCTGATACTTCTGTCTGGGAAGAGCCGCAGCTTTCAGAGTGACGGCCGCTTTATCACAACCGTCTGCGAAATCTTCAAGCAACTTTCGTTTAATGGTAGGGTTCGTCAACGAGCACAATTCGTCAAATTCAAGCTTGCGGTCCTCTTTAGACAAGTTGAGCTGGCGTTTAATCAGAGACTCGGACTGTTTGGCGAGGAACTGAGACGGAACCTTGTCAGCCCATTCGCCCCAGTCACCTTCATCAGCACGTTTATTGGTGGCCCCAAGAGATTGGCGCTTTCCAGTCTTAGGGTCAACATACTTGCCTTTAGGGTCGTCGTAATAATACTGACCACCCTTCTCTTTAATAAGAGAACCAAACGGATTGTCCACATCGATTTCGCCGGTATTGGTTCTCTTCAGAGGCTTCAGAACTTTCTCCATAGGTGTGCCGAGCGACTTATTCGTGTTAAAACGAATGTCGACACCTTTCGGAAGATCGTCAGCGTAGACTGCCATGCCTTTAAGATAGTAGGCACCATCGACCATAATGCGAACCTGAGCATAATGGGAGTCGCCCAAGCTCAAATCTTTAACACCACGACGAAGTTCAATCACACCATCCTTATCAACACCACCTTCTTCGGCGTAATTGATAATTAAGCGTTTGGAGCTTACACTTGTGGGATACTCGAACGGCTTATGAAAAGTGTCGCCGTTGTCGTATGAAATGGTGTAATCGCCAACAGAATGAATCTTGCTGGTGTCGTAAATATCTTTGTATTCAGTACCAGGAGGTGTAAGCACCTGCAACGTCGTCTTCTGGTTCGGGTTTGTGACCTGAGGAATGCGACGCTTATAGGTGAGATAACCTTCCATCTCGAGAATATAAAGGGCCTGGTCGAGCTTGTTGCGGGATACACCAAGCTCACGCTCCGCGCCGGCACCGACATCCAAATATCCTTTGGTGTCAATCAACTCTTTCAGCTTCTCTGCCGTAGCAGAGGACTGCTTCATGCGCTCCTCAGCTTGCGCATTCAGAAGTGACCGAACCGAAGAATCATTGTTGAAGCCCATGATTTCAGCAATCTCGTTCAGAGACTTTCCTTCGTCGCGGAGCTTCTTGGCCTGAGACACCTGCTGCATACGGCGCAGACTCTTGGCGTAAGAAAGCTGAACGCGCAGCTTTGTAGTGCTAGTGCCCATCTCTTCAGCAATGTCTTTTTCGGAATATCCTTTTTTCTCCAATGCTTCATAACGGGCCAGCAAATCGTCCCCACGCTGATACGGATTCTCGCCGGAGCCGAGAGGATAGCGACCCGAACCACGGCCAGGAGCGCCGTCCATCTTGCCGACGCCGTAGTGCACGATAACATCGTCCAGGGATGGTTTGTCGTCAAACATGGTTAGCCCTCCATTTCTTTAATATGATTTACAATCTTGTCGGCCTCGATAATTTTCTTGGTAATGGCCGTAATATCATTGGCTTCCGGCTTGAGCGCAACAATATCGTCATTCTGATAGATACGAAGTTCCATATCAATATCCGTCGGTTTGATACCATACTCGAGGCAGAACAGCGCAGCGTAAATCATCAGCTGCTCCATGTGCGCCGGCACCTTACCGGTCTTCAAATCATGGATACGCAAAAGATCGCCGCGCATATCAATGGCGTCAGCGGTACCAAAGCAATTCTGCGAGTAATACAGAACCTGCTCTGGCTTCAGGTTGTAACCGATAGCGTCATTGACATACATGTTCAGAGTTTTGCGAGATTTCGGAAGCCGCTGACGAAGGTCGATGCACTCAGCAGCAAACGCATGAAGTCTTGTGCCCATTTGTACAGCTTGGGCAGCGCGATAAGCTTCTGCGATTTTGGTAGCATCGTAATTGAGCCAATGGTACTTACTCGCCCCGAGAAAAGCGTGCTGGCCTACAAGATTGGAATGATTGTTGAAGTTCATCTAAAATAATCTCCTTATTTTCCGGATAAACAAATCGAGAGAATGACATTTCGTTCATCCTCTCGACATAGTAATCTTGATTTGGTTGGTGGCTCGCCTGCTTCGCTTTTTTACATTCAAGAGCTGCCCAGCGCCCTTCGTACAAAACTAAAAGGTCAGGAATCCCTTGAATGTAATTTGGGTCATTCTTTAAAACCATACAGCCCGGGAAGCGTTTCTTCAGATCGTTAATTAAACCTTTCTGAAAAGCACTTTCTTTTGCCATAAGTATCCCCTTTCGGTTCAAAAGGCAATATACCGTGATTTTTTCAAGGTCCCGATATATTATCTCTTCTCTCATAATACCCTATGAAATTTTCGCGAAGCAAAAAATAAAAAGGGCCCGCGCTTTGGTGTTAGCGCAGACCCATGGGTTTCAATAAATATCAATCGTCATCAGAGAAGGCATCCTCGAAGTTGGTTCCGAAGTCGTCTTCATGAGAAGCAGCCTCTGTCGGATGACCGCCCCATTCTTCAATTTCCCAGTCGGTAATGGTCCATCCGCATTCAGGACATTTGAAGTATTCATCCTCATCGTAATGATCGCACTGTACATGACAATGCGGGCACCATTCCTCACCGGTTGGCAGGAAGTCTTTCATGTGGACTCGCTTGACTTCCACTGTTCCGTCAGGCCCATCGAGAACATGAACTTCTTCGCCGCGGTCATTCTTCACGACTGTTTCCGTAATGTCCGATTTCTTGTTTTTCTTGAATCCCATTTGTAACCTCCTTGTGTATTTCCTAGGATGGCTCCATTATACAGGATATAAACCATCTACCGCAAGAAGGAAATTGTAAACTTTTATTTTACATACCGCAAATCCTCCGCACTGCATCCGAGCGCTCTCACAATTTTATCGAAAGCGTAGTAGCTTGGAACACTTCGTCCGTAAGTGTAATTGCAAATTTGGCATTGCCTCAAACCTGTCGCCTCGGCAAGGCCTATCTGGGTAAATCCTTTCCGTGCCATAACTCTTCGAAGCAAAATACCAAACACACGCCCGGTCTGCTCTTTAGTCATGATGTTATCATCGTCAGGCAGACGTGTAGTTGTTTGATTGAGTGAATCGAATAAGAACACCTTTCTATCCGGTAATTCAATCAAGAGTGCCATCGGTGCATACACTCGATAGCTGGCAACTTTTTTAAACAGTAACGGAAAGTACGCTCTTGCTTCCTCAAGCAATTCGTTTGCGCATTTTTCGTCGTCCATTGGACTATCTCCTTTCCGAATCACAAAAAAGTGAAAAAATTACGTTTTTCATTTATATATACTCAAATATATAAAATTTTATATATTTACACCTATATTAGATAAAAACCTATAATTTTCACTTTTTTGTGATTTTTTGGCCATTTTTAGCCCAAAAGTGTATTACATTTGGGTTAGTGTATTACAAATTTTGTGATTTCGCTTCAAAACTGTCTTAAAAAATGTAATACATGTAATACACGTAATACACTTTTTGCTCATTTTGTAATACACGTAATACACTTTTTTCATCCGGCTTTTTCGTTTTTGTAATACAGTTCAAGCGCTTCGCGGACGACTTCGGACTTCGATTTTCCGGTTTTTGTGCTTGAAATAATCAGTTTTGCACGGTCTTCTTTCGGCAATCTGACCGTGATTACCGAGCTGTTTGCCATTGATTTTCACCTCCTATCCGGCCTGTTACTGTCCCCGATGAACACCATATCGTATATGATTTCTGGTCCATAACGATGCCTGACTACCGAGAGCACAACGTTCGGATATTGTCTGAGTGTAGCTTTTTGAAAATCATTTAGGCGTTCACACATGATATATCCAATTCCATTGATCGACTCATGGTCATCATCTGGCTTCCATACACATGGAGTTGATTTGAAATATCCGCTGGGGCAAATGCCGTTCAATGTCTCGAGGTCAAGCTTATGGTCAATCGACATCTCAGTTCTCCTTACAGGATAGGAAGTCCTTCATCATCAAATCATATTTCTCAGAGCATTTAGGACAGAAATCCATATCATCATGTTTAGTCCAGCCGACAGCGCCCTCGAATCCATCAGCAGTAATATGAACCATCATTCCATCACGGTAAGGTCCGCTGCCGATGTACTTGACAAACTTATGTTCACCGCAACGTTCGCAATAATACATTTCACCAAGAACGTTCATACCGGAATCACCTGCACTTTCGCAAGGTAATCCTCACAAATAATATCAATCCCAATCCCAAGCTGGTCCATATAATTTTGTATGCCAACATACGAATCAGAGCTGAGAAAATTGTCGAACTCATGCTCGATTGTCTGCATTCCATCTTTTTTAACGCAAACCTTCTCATGAGCACACGTTTCACATTTGCTTTTAATTTTAACAATCATGATTAGCGCACCTTCACTTCCCGAACGTAGTCCAAACAAGTAAACGTAATGCAGGTATTCATTCCTTCGAGCACGTCCTCAATCGGAGCGTCATATTTCTCGGTAAGACTATCTACCGTACGAGTAATAATATTGCTGTATGCCGATAGTTTTCGACATACATTTTTGTGACTGCACATGTCACAACGAGTACAGTTATCGATGGTCATAAATTTCCCCTTTCATAGAAAAAGAGGACGCCATGTTCCAGACGTCCAGATTTTGTTAGCGAAACATACTTTCCAAAGCCAGTCCAATGATGTATATCATCCAAATTACTACAAATACAGGAAACGGAGCATCAGCCAGATAGAGAATCGCCGCAGCAACAGCAAACATAATTTCACCTCATTTCCCGGAGTAATCGGAAAGAACGAGTTCGCCATGCACAGGCCGATAGATTGCTGCATCATGGGTGCCAAACCGAATGAATTTTCCAACATCAGGGCCCGCAATAACGAACGCTTCGGCCTCAAATATGGAAAAGTCAGCTTCTCGGTCAGTGTAGCGGTTCTTGACTTTTGTAGGTTCGACCAGCTTCATTGCAATATTCCCTCGGAAATCATATTCAAACATTTCGTTTGGCCCGATTTCAGAGAAAGTTACAGATTTTGGTGTACGATTATCCACAACCTCCATTATTTACTACTCTCCTCTTTTCCGGTAATCAGCTCACTGTACGGCAGTGTCTCAATCCAGTCGCAGAGTGTATACCATTCATCCAGCTTGTGATTGCGACGCGATTTGTAAATGTTCGCCAGAACCTCGTAGTTCAGCATGACGGTACGCTTCTGGTTGTAGCTTGACGGAAGAAGCTGAATCATCTGCCACCAGAAAAGCTTTTGCTGAGCAAGTACGTGCTTTCTTTCTGCATTTGTAATATCCCTTTTTAGCTTCTCAGAAGCGGTATTATACTTCTTACGGTAGTAATTCAGAATATCCACAGTCCGAAGAAGCCAATCATAGGACATACTGTATTCATCACCGTCAAGCTCTTCAATGTGCTCATGGCTAAAGTCGTTTACGTTAAACTCCTTTGCTGTGATCTTGTGCATCGTACTGCACGAATTGGCTACCGTACCAACCTTGTATGTATCGAACTCCTTCCACCAATACAGCGGCGCCGTAATATCAAGGTAGACGGTAATCATTCGCATGAACTTACGATGGTCTGTACCGGCTTTCGAGAGCTTTACCATAAGCTTCCGGTCTTCGGGGCCAATAAGGTTTTCACTCCAACCATCTTCTCCGTACCATGGACCGGAATTGCCTGTAATATCATGGTGGTCGCCATCCGCGGTAATAAACTCCGAATCGCTCTTCTCCCATGAGTTCATCGGGTTCCGCATCCCACGAATCGCATGTTCCCAACCAATAACCTCGGCATTTTCAATTTTCAGCATTGTCATCACCTCCAAGTTCTATGAGTTTGTCGATTACGTGGTCGAATGCATCTTCAATGGTTTCGGCAGTCAGATCGATATTCTCGTATGTGGCGATATTCGCAACCATCATTTTATATATCGTTTTTTCACTCGGGATAAAAATGGAAAGCATGAGTAACATCACCAATGGAACAATGCACCTTTGGGCCCAATTTAAAAATTTAACGCCCACTTTATAATTATCGCTGTCTTCACCACTTCCATAATTGAATGCTTCTCCAATATGGAAAGCACCAACGAATAAAAACACCAAACATACTATGATAAGCATAATGGCAGCAATGATAGCGAGAGCTTTCGCAGTGTCCGAGACACTGCACCAATAAAACAACATGGGGTTAATTATATGAGTCATCATAAGCCTCCTTTAGTTCTTCCACAATCTCATTAAATTCAAATCATTTGGCATTGTTTCCCTCCATCGAGTCCGACAACCACATTACGGTTACAGGACAGTCACTCGAATCGATTCTTCCGTATACCAGATTGTAGTCACACCGAAATCCCTAGTGGTAAAGGATGTGTTGATGCTCAAAATATCAATATTTGGATGCTCTGCAATAAATCTCTTGACCGAATCATCCGGCCAATCGAATCTTATCCTAAACCGCATAGTCCGCAGTTCTCCATCAATCGGTTTTCCGTTAAATGTTGCCATCTCATTTCTCCTTATCACCAAACTCGACAAGCTTGTCGATCACATGGTCAAACGCCTCTTCGATAGTATCGGCGGCAATATCAATGTTTTCGTAAGTCGCCAGATTCGCCACCATCATCTTATATACCGTATTTTCGCTCGGGACAAAAATATCGATGCTAAACACAATGATAAAAGGAATTATCAGTTTCTTTGCCGTTGCTTTTAGTGCCAGGCCTGATTTATAGTCGCAATCGTCTTCTCCTAAACTTGCATTCGCAGTTGTTAGACACCATCCGATTGCATATGTCAAAAGCCACGCGAGTCCGATCAGTCCAGCGGCAGTAGCAGTAAAGGCATTAACAATATTGAACACATCGCACAGATAAAACCAAATAGGGTTAATTATATTCATTTTTAATTCTCCTTCGTAACTTTATTTGCTTCTTCCATAGCAGCCAAATTACTGTTCTCCTCGTCTACGAAACGAATATCTTCCGGGTTTACACGCCTAATCGATTTTGAAAATTCAACAATTTCATATAGGTGCGACTCTTGTCCTCCGGGTAGTGGCCCAATCTGAGGCACGGTCGTAGCGTATTGTGCCCAGCAATGAAAATATCCCAGTTTGCCGTCCACCTCGCATAACCGTCGCTCTGGTTGAATAGTAATTACATTATTCATAGGAATTATGTTCTCCTTTGCTAAAGCTGATAAAGAAGCCATACTCATCGTTTACCGCATAAGATAGCACCATTCCTGCTTTTAACAGTTTCATATCTTTCTCTGTAATAGTGACAAACTCGTTTCCAAAACAAGACATATTTTCTTTTACATCAGATTCATTATGGCAAACAACAAACCTATTATCAGAATCGTCTTCACCTAAAAATTTCATTAAGGCATTCATTTTATTCCTCTTTATACCGTAAAATTGTTATCAACAACTCTTACGTCAACGTCACTCGGCGCACGAAGGACATGAACATAGGGAGGCAACACAATAACACCTTCCGATCTTTGTCGGATGATCGATTGCCGAAATTCTTCAAGCTTTTCAGGATTCAATGCGATTGTAGCACGAATGATAATCAATTCATCATTCATAAAATATCACACCTCCACTTTGTCCGGCGTAAACACCATCTCGATGACCAAAACTTTTTCTCCGTTTTTATGAATAACTCGATGGTTGAAGTCGAGCCAGGAAATACCCATCTCCCAGTCCCACCCCATATTGTCGCCATCCGCGAGAGCGCACAGACCAAGAAATTCATAAAAGTCATTGACCGTAACGGCGTCACCAAGAGCCCAGTTGCGATTCAGGTGATACTCCGCCTGCAAGACATGCTCAATGGTCGAGTCGAAATATCTATTGGAGAACTCGTCATAGAACGTGTGAATGGGTTCGTCTTCAGATACACCCTCGAAATCCAACGTCTCGCTGCCAAAAAATCCGGAAGAGGTCACATGAACATCATCCAAATCTTCTTTGCATAGCTCGTCGATGATGTGTTGGTGAGTTTCGGGACCGTAGAGTTTCTTAACCTTTGACTGGTACCGTCCAAGGCTCTCTCTGGCGAGCATACAGGCCCCTGTGAGGGCTTTCTGCTGTTTGTAAGTAAGGACTCCGTTCGACACGATACACACTACAGTGGCTGTCCCACAGGCTATGGCAGGGGCATAGCAGCGGCAAATATCAATGGCAGTTTCCTTCGTTAAAGCGCCCGTTTCAGTCCGGCTTCGAGAAAGTATCTTCTCCGCTTTCGTGGTACACTTCGCCGTAAGAACTGCTGTTGCCACAACTCCCACAGCCGACGCCACGGTGAGGACAATCGGCACACATTTTGCAGTTAGCTTCATCAGAGGCCTCCTTTTCCTTATTAGCGGTCTTCGCCAGAATCCGTTCCAGTTTGACTTCTACCGCACGTTTGAGCTCATCTTCTGTGATTCCCTGAAGGCTCGTGATGTTGCCCAAAACGATCGTAACGTCAGCAATTTCCTCGAGAATGCCATCTCTATCGCCAAGACCACGCAGCTGTTTGGAAACTTCTTTCTGAAGTTCTGACATTTCTTCCATAGCTACGATATAAATTTCTTTGTTGTCTGTGTTAGCGATATGGAGAACCTGAATGTTGTTCATAGTTTCCTTCGACATCCGACAGGGAATTTTCATCTGTTCTTTAAATTTTTCACGGTCCATTAGTTCTTTACCTCAGCTTTCATAGTATATCCAGGGCATCGATTGGCATTTTGATCATTGCTCACCAACTGGCACTCGCGGTGATGGGCAATGCAGCATCCACGGTCCATCTCCCGCCGCCTGCATGTGTTGCAAAGACACTTCGGAAAGAGCTCCTTGCATTTAGTGTTTTTGACCATTCTTATCCCCTTCTTTCCAGTTGACAGGTTTATGACTGTCCTCGTTATAAGGTGTGTTCAGACAGTCGTTGCACGGATGTAGATATGAGGCCTGCTCATAAAATTTGCAGGTCTTGCAGTAAATATCATAAAAGACTTCTTTTCTACAATTATTCATAGCCGGCTCCTTTACTTCTTTGTCGTGAGAACCACGCGGGTCGTATCGGTGAAATAAGTGATGCCATCGATTTTTACCTGAATCTGGTCACTGTCATCGTAGTCCGTCCAGGAATCTACAGGCCCTTCAATACATTCTCCATTGGGAAGTTCCACGTAACCATAGGTGTAGTTGTATGTCGTGTCCACAAGCTGCATATTGCATGCACTTAGGCTTACCGCCAGAAAAACTGACAGGATAATTGGTACTACTTTTCTACGATTATTCATATTGCTGTCACCACCTTCGTCAGGACATCAATGACAATAGCGTCGGGCCACTCATCTTTCAGCCGCTTGATTGCATTCTCAGCTGAAGTATCATAACAGCAAAAACATCGCAACGAATCAAACAGCGGATCGCTATTTGGCCTACGAAATGTAATTGTATATCGAGTACGGGTCATACTTGCCTCCTCAAATATCAACCAAGAGCTCGCTCAATGATTTGGTATGCCTTAGCCATTCGCTCATGTATCCGTTTGGTTTTGTTAATTTTGACCTTCAGAATATCAAGGTTTTCCCTAAGCTCAGTTTCGGAGCAATCACCGTTGATACATTGCTGGACCATGGTGCGAATGTTATCCGCTTCCATGGCTATATCTCGGCAGCTCTTGTATGCTTTTTTCAGCTCATCAATAGCAACCATAGCCATTCCTTTATTCATGCTGGAATCGCCTCATCTTTCTTATCCACTACGGCAACCGCGTCCATAATATCACTGACCAGCTTCTCCTCACGAGTAGGAGCATCGTTGTCTGTAGGATAATGCCCCTCGCCATCACACGCAGCGGTAAAATCGCAGTGGGCATTCATGCAGCGAGCGCGCCAATACTGGGCCATGCGGTTAGCACTACGCAGTTCGTCGTGCAGGCGGATGCTGGCAGTCTCCCACTGTTTAGCCTCGCGTTTCCAGATGTCTGTGTGTTTGCGTTCAACCTGAACATCACTCTCAGTAGGCTTTCCGGCGCTCACCAGGCCCATGACTAAAATTGTTCCAACAGCACCCGTGAAAATACCAGCAATAAAAGTAAACATTGTAATCAAGTCCTTTCCAAATGTCAGCCATAGTCCTCGCTGAGAACATGGCATTCGTTGTCCGTTATATGATGAATTTCAATGTTGCACACACTGCAAATCCAGAACTTCGTAAAATGCCATTCGGTATTAAGGTCCTTCACTTTCTTAAGGTAAATGCAGTCCGCGCAACGCTTCTGTTGTTCATCGAGCTTTTTCGCCATTTTTCCTCCGGCTAAAAGAAAAAGAGAAAGAGCCCTCTTAGGACTCAATCTCTTTGATTTTGCGTTCTATGAATTTAATTGCTTCTTCTTTTGGTACTTTTTTGCTCACCAACTTATTCAGTTCAAAATGTTTCTTATAGTCGTGAATTTCACGGTTATTCCGTTTGAACCGAAATTCAGTCCAAGTATGGTCGCTCCATAAAATCACGAACACCGACCCATTCATCACTTTATAAGTCCAGTGAGTAAGTTTGACATAAACGTTGTTTTCATTCATAAAAACACACTCCTTTCATACAAGGCCATGAAAATTATGCGGTCGCCTTGAACTCACCATAATACCGCTTATAATCCTTATTGACGTTGAAATTGCGTTTCTCATCGTAGGCACGCGCAATACGAATATCAATGAAGGATTTACTGGTAAGATGGTAGTAGTACAGGTCTTTGAAGGGAGTGTTCATACGATTGATTCGTCCCTCTGCTTGCTTGGCAACTTTGTAGGAGTATGTTTGAGAGTAGAACACTGTCGTGTCGGTGGCGATACAATTCCACCCTTCAGCGCCGGCTGTGTATTGTACGAGATAGACCCAGCTGTCTCCGTCTGGTATCGGGTCGTGTCTATGACCATTCCATTCGGCCACCTCAGCGTCTCCAAAGGTCATTCCACGCAGAATATCAAGCTCGTAGTCGAAATTGTAGAACACAATTATTTTTGGATGGTCCTCAAAAATCTCTAAGAGCTTGACCTGCCGGGAAATATCCGAGTTCACGATTTTCCGAATATCGTAATAAAGCTCTGCGGCGTTGATAATGGGCTCCTGTGTCCAAGGATTTCTACGTGTTTTCCAAAGCTCCTTGACCGCACGGTTGTTAAACTCGGCATAAATCTCTTCATGATGGAGTTGAACGCCACGATGGAAGTCCATTGGAACCAGAATATCCTTCCGTAGCGCGCAGAGCTTTCCCGTATGTACGAATCGGTCAATCTTCGGATACTTCGTGTAGCGAGAATAGACGGCGTGTTCCTGCAAGAACTGGGTTTTGTTCCTGTAAAATCCATTGGCAACAAAGACGGGAATATAATCCTGCCAGGTATCGCCCGGAGTGGCCGACAGAAGAATCCACTGGTTCCGCCGGGTAATTTTAAGAAATGCCTTGACCCAGCTTCCGCTCCCAACCACACGCTGCTCATCAAATATAAAGAAAGCGCCATACGTATTGACATACTTCTGTATATTGTTCCACGAATCCACGACGACTTTGTTACGGTAGAGATTGACTTCGGAATGAGGCGAGAGCAAGAACCGACTCGTCTCCTGTTCCCATTCCATACTGTCGCGTTTATGGGCCGTGGTGATGATATACAAATCTTTCGGCGGGTCGCCCATAGGAATATAATCACCACCTTGTAAGCTATCGGGGTCACCACCGTTTTGCAAATAGTAGTAGGACAGCGCCGTGATGGATTTGCCGCTCCCAACATCACCACAGAGGATGCAGCCGTTTTTCATTTGCTCGATGGCTTTGATTTGGAAGTCGTATAAGTTAATCATCTTTCATCCTTACACCTCTAGCAACGCAATCCCTAGCACTGCAATCAGGAATGCACCGATGAACTTGAATGTCTCAAGTATAACCCGGACCATCACAGTCCAGCCAACGGAAGCAAGTCCCGCAAAGATGCTTGCAAATATCACAGCCGCAGCAATCAGCAAAATGCCGCCAAGAATTTTAGTCATGTTTCTTTTCTCCTTCTTCATAGATAGCACCGGATTCGACACGAACTCGATACCCCCAAGGATTTATGAAATCCGCCAAGCTTGCTTTCGGTCCGAAGCTCAACCATAAGCATCCGAATTGTTCCGGAGTATACCCGTTCTCGTAGTAGTAAGCACGGATTTCCTTTTCAACCTCTCCAGTGCACTGAATCTTTCGGCAGTCGTATCGAGTATTTTCGGTAACGGCATATCCGATATTGGCTGCAACCAACTTGTAGAATTCTGGTAATCCACAGTGGCACTCTTTTTTCGTCAGATGGTCCACGTACATAATAATATTCATACCGGTTCTCCTTTCCGCAAATATCAGTATTCATGCGGGAACAACACCGTCGTACAACTACGGTCTGCTTCCGTAATAATCCAGATTCGTTGAGAAGGATAACCTTCGCGTCTATACTGGCTCATGAGTCGACCGCCATACTTAAGGGCATCATCGTTAGTGGCTTTATCTTCGTCACAAAGGTCTCCCCAATCGCAGTTGCCATGCCGTTCAATACTTTTATTAACGAACATTGCAAAGTCCCGGTCTGATCTTTCCTCATCTGCAATCCCGCAAGTCATAAGCATCTCGCCAAGCTTAAACTTTTTCATTGGCATCTCCTTTCATCAATTTGCAAAGCTCCTGAATTAACCGTCTATCGCTCCATGGCGGCAGGAAATATACAGGCGTATACCAGTAGTTTTCGGTTGAATCTCCGCTGCACATGGGGTCTGTCAATGTATTCCCTACTTTCACCACAGCAGCAATCCCCAGCATCGACAGCTGAATATAGCACATGAGGGCGACAGTTTCGTCGATGTCCTGAGCATACATCAAAATGTAATTCTGAGCATTGAGGTTTTTTTCTGCGTACAGCTTCCGATAGGTATGATACCCTGCTATAAGTGTGGCTCCGGCACCGCACGCAGGGTCGTTGACCGTTTTCACGCTGAAAATATCATCCCCGAGGCTACAGCTTATATCGGCCATGAGCTGACAGACATGATACGGTGTGAAAAATTGTCCGTTGTGCTCATTGCCAAGGTCTAAATCCATAAAGAGCTTTCCGAGATAGTCCTGCTCAGGATTTTCATCAAGAGCGCAAATCACTAAAGCGGCCAATTCGGGAAAGACCTCGGCTTCTGCCTTGGAATACTTCTTAATAGTCCGCAAATACCGTTCTTCACGAATATCATAGTGCTCTTTAGTCTGGTCCACCGCATTGGAAATGGAACAGGCGAACAAAACAACAAAGTCTTCCCAAATTGTCCAGCGGCTTCTGGAGGCGGCCAGACTGTTAAATTTCTTAATGAATTCTCTGCTGTAGTCAGTTTTCTCTGGGATTTTTGCAGGCTTTACCGGCTTCTTCTCGGATTGCGCAACTTTTTTCGGTGCTGGCTCACGTTTTTCAGGCGGCTCCCATTTGGCAGCACTGCTCAGAATATCTTTGAGGGTGAATTTTTTCATCTGGCCATCTCCTTTCCAAAATATCAGTAGGGGCTGTTTCCTTGCTGACACATCACTCGCCCAGTTGAGTGACCACGGACATTTAACTCTGCCTCCACTCGGCACCCCTAAATATCAATTAAAACGGCACTTCGTCGCTGCTCTCGTAGTCGGCGTACTTGTCGGCAAACGGGTCGTCTTCGATTTTTACGTACAGCGTTTCGAGGTAGGCCGCGATACCGGTCTTGCCGTTGACCTCCCAGCGCCAAGGGCTGACAACCACATCGGCATTCTCGATGCGGGCGTACTGAAGCGTGGCGATGGTATCCTCGTCCAGCAGAGTGCGTTTGTGATTCGTCAGCAGCCAAATCTTAGGCGGGCGGACTTTGAAGCTGATCTTCACCTTGATGAAATGGTTGACCTTCTCATCAGGGTCGCGCGGCGTCAGCGGTTTGACGTTCCAGCCGTCGTTGGCGAGCTGCTCGGCCAGCGCATCATCCTCAATGACAATACTGAAAGAACGGTCACCCTCACGGCCAAACTTATCGTCTTTGCCGGTGAAGTTCTTGAAGATGATGCGGGCATTATCGATTGCAAGTTTATTGTTGCGTTCCATAGAAGTTTCTCCTTTACACTTTCTTGAGGACAGTTTCGAGTTCGGGCATGGTGTCGCGTTTCATAGCCGGGATTTCAGCCGTAAACATAGGCCATTCCTCTTTGACAACGCGGCGACGGAAGTCGTTTTTGCTGATGGGACTGGAACCGAAATTGTTTTTGAACATGCGAGTCAGTGCATTCCACTTGTCATTCTGCTCAGTCAACAGATTCACGAACTGCCAAGTGTATTTGATGTCGCGCTCGATGATCAGGTCTTCGGTCTCCTTGACGAACATATTGCGGATGACCTTAGCCATGTCCGCGTCCGTCACCTGAAACTCGTCTTTGTTTTTGTACGTATAGACGAGTTTTTTAAAAATATCTTTTGCTTTCAGAACATACTCCTCCTTAAAAAGAAAAGACCCTATGTTGACATAAGGTCTTAGTGCGTTTAGAACGGAATATCAGGCTCATACTGCGGTTTGCCATCTTCGTACCATGGCCCAACATAAGGCTGGTCGGAAACAAACCACTCGTAATCACCAAATTCCGAAATATCACGAATGGCATTATCGCAGAGCTTGTTGTAGTAGCCCTTGTCGATGTCGTCTTGCTTTCCGAGAACCTTGACCATTTCCGATTCCATCCAGCGCCAGTCCTTTGCCCCGGTTACAGAGTCGTATTTGGTTTCGCCGGTCTTTTTGTCGACAGATTCCCGAACCAGCAGTCCTCCACCAGCACCAGGTTTCATCGGACAGAACAGCCCAACCTTACCGACAAAGTGACGATCGTGCTCGCCTTCAGGTAGTTTCTCGTTCATATCCAGATAGATGGCCGAGGACACCTGCTTAGTCTCGCACATATCCTCAAACTGAATTTCTTCATGACTGAACAGTTTTTTGAAAACATACGGAATCTGGAACTGGGTGCCTGTGGCAGTCCATTCGTTTGCATGTTTACCGCCCTTATTGATGATACCTTGAGTATTATACTTGGCAATGTACACGGCGTTGTTTACCAGACAGATACGGTCGTAAGTAGCCTCATGCTCGAAAATATAACCATACTCCCGGCCATATTTATCGACGAAACCAAGAATATCATCAGTCACATCTGGAATCTTGATGGAATCCGTCTTGATGTGCGCTACGATGAATCCCCGTCTCTGGACTTCCTTCTTAAGTGTCTCCATGAACAGAGCGCCACGCTTGGCTACAATGTTGTCATTGTTTCTCGGGTCGCGGAATGGATTGCTGAACTTCGCGGACGTCAGTCCGTACACCGAGTTGATGACAATTTTCAGCGCGTAAGCCAAGTCATCCCAAGTATAATCGGCAGTACCGGCCACGATAGCCTCTGCGAACGGAACCAGTTTGCCATCCAGTAGTTTTTTTAGAGCTTCAATATCCTGATGCTTGATGTCAACACGACCATTCTTCAAATCCTCGAAGTTTTTCGTGTACTTGCCGAAGTGCTTTTCGGCAATCAGACTGGACGGGTGCATAGACGCAATGTCATCCAGACCAACGTTGCCGTACATGCCGGGCTCTGCGTAGACATAGCCTCCTTCACCGACTTCCTCGATGACATTATAATGTTTTTCAGAAATGTCATCCTCGGGAATTTCTTCGATGAAATTCAGGGGCTTTTCTCCTGTCTTTTTGCACCAAGTCTCTACATCTTTTTGGGCGTTCAGAAGTTCGTTCAGATAGGCCTCATCGTTTCTGGCTCGTGTGGCATCCAAAATATCGTAGACCCAGTACGACTTGTACCCAGTCCAGATATAATTCGGGAAGAACGGCATGATGCTCCAACCAACAGGCTGCTCCTCTCCGGGAATATAACTGCGATACTGCGGTTCGCCCTTCTCGTTCCACACGCGGAAGTCGTAGTCGTGCCCGTAAGCTTCTCGCAGCTCCTCATATTTGGTATACGGAACAGGCTTCCACAGCTCGCGATAGTTAAATTGCCACTGCGGATTTTTGTCCGAACCAAATATAATTCGGGTAGTGTGCTGGTTAGTGGTATCATTAACAGTCAAACCAGACAAACTCGCCAGAATCTGCCGTGCCACCCAGTCTGCGGAGCGCGATTCGAATACAGCCTCAGTTGCAATGACGTCGTTGTCACAATACTCGGCGACTTTAGGCCACATTTCTTCCGGCACAGGCTGGTCCCAAGGCAAGCCAAGCTCCTGATGGTGAATGCCCAACTCAATCTCGAATTTCTTCAAAGACTGCTTCTTGGAACTGAAATCATAAATATCAGTGTAAGAGATGTTATAGGCCTCGCCATAGAATGCGTTTTTATCTCCGCTGATGATTCGCTGCGACAGCTTGTACAATTCCTCGTTAGGTGCACCGAGCATACGGGCATAGAGCATGTGGTTATCGTATTTGCGGCAGTTGAAACCGATGAGCCGATACCGAATAAGCTTCTCGATGTCCTTCGCAGTCGGGTTAATCATACGAACGACTTTCTTGTCTTTGCCCCGGTACTTCCAGTTGACAAGGAACAGGTTCGGAAACACCTCACAGTCAAAGAACACAATAGGCGCTTCGTCGTTCTTGACAGCCGGTGAAATGTCATCGCTTGAGAAGTGCATGGCCGCCACCTGTTTGATGCAGTAGTCGCTTTGATGCGTCGAGTTAGCTGCGAAGTTCAGCACAGCATTGTACAGGTCTCCTACGTCGTAGGTGACGTCGGAGTTATAGGCATCGTCTAGTATCTTCTTGATGAAATCCACGCTTGAACGAGTGTTTGCATGGTATTCCTTATTGAGGTTCCGCTTGATGAGCGTTCGGATAGCCTTCTCGTTTTTCACGGAATCAAAATTCACCATTTTTGTATCTCCTTTCAATGGCAAACCGGAACTGATGGTCGCAATTGGAAGGTTGTTGCATTTGGTGAGCTGTCTGCGAAGGCTGCTCTTTCCCGTGAATACTTTCACTTCAATGTCGTCGTCATAAATACGGCTGAGCTGTACAGGGTCTCCGCTGTAAATATAATGAAGATGAATACCGCGCCCGGATTTGGACAACTCTGCGTAGGTCTTGGGCCATTGCGCAGCAGCCTCCAAATTGCGTTCAAAAGATTTCTCTCCGTCTCCTCCTTTCAGATCAAAATCGATGACGATATGGTTCGGGGGAACCTTGACGTAGTGGAGCTTGGATGTGTCCAAGTCCTTGAGTTTAGTTCGGCATTTGTCCCAGCGGTTGATGGGGGTGCCTCCGTCATTCGCATATTGGGCCGGACAATCGGCACAAATATCATCGAAGATTGAAGACTGCTCTTTGAACTCAATCGTCGGCATGACTACAGTCGCAGATTCAGGCTTTTTTCCGGTGCTTCCATCAAACTTGTCGATTCGGAAGCCTTCGTACCACCCTCGAATGGTACTTCCGTCCGCATCGATGTGCTTTTCCTGGAAAATATCAAAGTAAGCCTTAAGCTCCTCTTTGAACAGGCGCTTGTTGTAGCCATAGGTTACCTTGGCATCCTCGCAATAGCTTTTATACATCTCGTATGCGATTTTCAGAGATGTCGAGTTAGCCTTACTGAAGACAGGATATGAATCACTCACGAAGTTGTAGAAGTCGTTTGACGCTCCCATCATATTGACAGGGATGTAATCATCGTAGAACTCAGGGTCCTCGAGGTAAATATCACGGCAGTGACAGGCAATGCCACCAAGCTCGAATGGAATTTTCTTCATAGCCTTGTGGTATTCTTTGCCACTCAGTTTCTCCCCCGTTGGCTCTACATCAATCAAGCGGCGAAGAATGCCCGACCTCGCGTCGGAAATCTTTACAGGCTTATTGGTACCCATAAAGAGAAAAGCCTTGAATCGATTAGCGTATGCCGATTTGAACTTTTCGTTCACGGTCATAAGCTCGTGCGAAACAAGGCTGTTCAGACGGGTGTTATCTTCGATACGGGACAAGTCGCCGTCGTGCTGAATGGCGATAAGCGGATTGGTCTTAAATGCTTCCAAGGCAAAAGAATTGTTGGCACTGCCGAGGGCTTTGGCATCAAACACCGAGTAATATCCGTCAAATAGCTGCTGGATGATGTTAAGCACCGTCGACTTGCCACTGCCGGGAGGGCCGTACAGAACCATGAACTTTTGAAGCTCTTTGGAATCTCCTGTCACGATAGAGCCGATGGCCCACTCGATTTTATGGCGCTCCTCGGGAGAATATAAAATCGACATCAGCTTGTCCCAGCCGGGAGTTGGACATTCTTCCAGCGGATATTTCAGACGCTTGGACGCATAGTCGTTTTTCTTGAGCTCGACATTAGAAAATATCAATTTCTCGTCCAACATGTGGAAATTGTCTCGGCATTGTTTCTGGCAGAATTTATGCCAGGTATCAATCATGCCGTTTTCAGCATCCCACATGTGGAGTGTGAATGTTGAGCTGCTGAATTCGTTGGCATGTTCTATGGAATAGGCATCCAGGGCCTGGTCAATCAGTCGCAATGCGTCCAACTCGTTCGTTGACCAGAGCCCACGGTCTTCAACCCAAATCGCATAAAAGTCCCCGCCTCGAATCATCAAATCCGTAGACTGAGACTTCAATACGAATTTTGGGTAAATTTCGGTCACCCCCTTTGCCTTCGAGCGGGTTGACACTTGCAGGAAGTCAAGCATTACATTTCCGTCTCCTCCGCATTAGTATTCGTCTTGAGCTTGTCAATCTCCTTGGCAAGAATCATATTCTGCGCGCGCAGATTCTCGATAGCGTTGTTGTTCAGCTTGATGCGCCTGTGATTCATGCCGATGAGCATAAGGAACATGCCGAGTTCAAACCAGATAGCCGCATTCATTCGATTCTGGCCCTTCACAAACTTGCAGAGAGCTTCAGCGTTGAGATTGTTAGCCGTAGCCAAATCAATAGGCGTAAAGTAGCCGTAAATTTTCCACACATTGATTTTTTTCATTTATTCCACCTCATATTCGTCAAGATACCAGTTTAATTGCATCCAGATTTCAACCTGGCGCATGTCTGTATACGGTCTACGGACATAAAACAGTCCGCCTTCCCCATTCCGGGAATACTCGTGGTTCATAAAGGCATTTATCTTTTCGTCCACGTACATCTCGTCAAATTTACGGTCATTCATGCCGGCAAGGCCGAGATTGGTAATCATACCCCAGAACCATTTACCGCGGCGATCTCCGTATTCGGGGTCATCCATGATGGTTTCTTCGCAGCGATTCGCCAGAGCTACCATCATCTCGAGAACACTACACGGACGATCGTCAAGGTAACGATTTATAACGTAGTTCCGAATGTGCTTTTCATTACCGAAGCGATACCGCAGGTCAAGACCATCTGCTTCGCGATTTGCGTCCATGGCGATGCTAAATTGAAAATCAATTTCGCTGAGACGGTTCAGCAACTTCTTATAGCTGAGGCCATCCCAACGATACCCGACACACACAAAACTGCACAGCCATTCGAAGTATGCTGCGGACGTCTCATTTTTTGTCAAATCAGGTCACCCCCGGACTGTAAGGCAGACTTCCTGCCACATCTTCATATTTGCGCAGGTCTCGAGTGATCTCATAGTACACGCGCAAACGGTCATTTTTGACGTACAAAATATCAGGCTCGTACTCGCCCATGTGGGCCAGGTTTTCGAAGCCGATGCAGTCGTTCACATCCTCGACAATTTCATCATTCTCATCAGCCACGATGTTGTCCGCGTAGAAGGTCATGCTGAGTTTGTCATATCCTGGATTCTCACCGAATTCGTCAGGTGTGATGGCTGTGGGACCATCGGGAGTGCACTCGTAATCATAGTTCTCTTTCGCAATTTTCTGATAATTGCGCATCTCCTGAGACTTCGTATCTTTGTTTTCAGTCTCTGTCGAGGTCTTACTGGTTTTTTCTTCTTTCTGAGCGTAATACTCACGCATTTGGGCAATTTCTTCGTCTGCGCGCTTACGCTCGGTATCTTTGGTATAGTAAAGAGCAACCGCGGCTCCTGCTACGGCTGCTCCAATGACCAAACCAAAATATAAAAGTTTATTCACTTTCATCCTCCTGCTTGATTGTCATAGCAGTAATTGCCAGTCCTCCGAATAGGGCCGACATGCTAATCAGGATACCACCTACGATGTGGCGCTTTCGCTGTGTATTAAGCATGTAATCGATCATGGCAACAATGTTGTCAATGCCCTCCATTTATTTCCCCTTTCCGCCGGAGAGCACCGCAATTCCTCCGGCAAAGCAAATTCCGGCCATCGTGGCGAAAGTATACGTGACGAGATTCAACATCGCAGATTCCTCCTTTGGTTAAGAAAATATATATTAGTCGATAAGGTTCATGATGGAGCCCTGAACATTGAAGTCCAGCCAGACAGAGGGCTCATCTCCGTTGATGAAATCGCGAACATTCTCACGGCTGTCGTCCAGGCCAAAGTCAACGAAATCATCACCAGCGTCATTATCTTTCTTATAGACCCAACCAACGACCAAACCGGCATTGGTAGGTTTGCAGCCGATGCTGTCGAGAACATCATTCAGAGTGAGGAAACCATTTGCGCGCAGGCGGTCGTTGGCCATCTGCTGCTGAGCCTTCAGGAACATGAGATTGTATTCGGGCTGATGCTGCCAATTGGGGTTGCATTCGTCGAACAAGACTGCATACGGAGAGCCCGTAGGGTTGCATACCTTGACAATCTCGTCGACCTGTTTCTCGTTGCCCATATCGTCAGTAACGGTACGCTGAACGACCTGCTCGCTCACACCCATACGAAGCTGGGTGTCGACGTCCTTGCCGTACTTCTCGATGACGCGACCACGGTAGGCGTCGAAGCTCTCGGAGACAGAGGCAAACGCTGCGGCCAGAGCGACATTGCGCTTCCGCAGGATGTTGTTGCTCGCCAGAATGGCCGCAATGGACAAACCTCCAAGAATCACGGAAGGCGCATACAGCTTGACCAACTTCACGCCCGTCTGGGTGTAAGTGATGAGCAGGTCCTTCTGGCCATCCTCGGCTGTATAGTTCTCCGCACGTTCCGGATGTTCGATGCAATCGTGAATGGCGTCAACAGTAGCGCCGGCATCATCCAGAATTTTAGAAATCTTGGTTGTCTCATGGCAGGCCAGCACGGCGGAAGCCACAGTGCCGACAACACCGGCAACCAGCAGGATTTCCGGGCTGTGCTTCGCGATCTTCAATTTGGTCATAGACAGGCTGCGGTTTGCGGTTTTCAAAATATCAGTTACATTGAATTTCATGGTAATTACTCCTTCTCGTTTTTATTGGCACGGTCTTTTTGCAGCTCCATAAGCGTGAGGATGCAATAGTTGGCCATGTCCATCAGCGTATCGTCGATACTCTCATCTACCTGAGGTTTGGTTCCCAAGGCGAGATTCAGCAGGCGGTGGTATTTGTGGGAAATCTGGGCAACACCAGTAATAGGCCCCTTATCCCCAAATTCCCGCCAGGTAGTGGCAAACGAATTGCCGTAGTCGTGGTTTTTTGAAATGAACGTTTTCTGCATCTTTTCGACGATGCTTACATAACGTTCGATGTCGTCCATCGGTTCAAGCACCGCGGACCCTTTACGAATAGCGGCATTAAAGCAATTATATTTCTCTACACACGTAGAAAAGACTTCTTTATCGGTGAACAAAATATCACTCCTTTCACAGCGCAGTGGCCTTTGGCAGCTTCAGCATATATCCGTCCCTAACTCGGACAACAGACGCGGTGGCCAGACTTGTCCAACCGAATTTATTGAGCTGATAATTCGAGGTAGTCTGACCGCACGCATCGTACAAGTCGCTCACGCAAGCACTACCGTACTGGTCGATCATATCCTCCAGTGTGGTCAGGACTTCCTCAGCGTCCATACGACTTGCAAAAATCGGCATATCGTAATCGAGGCCCGTGCGATTGCCGATAGTGCTCCTGGGTTCCGGGCGGTTTCCGCTGTAGTACGACCCGTAAGCGACCCTCGAGGTGCCCGAATTGCTTCGCTTGGCAGTGTCGCCGTAGATAATCATGTTGATGCCATCAGAGACAATATCCACAACCGCCTTCTTGATAGCCGGAACCAGCACGTCCATCAGGACATAGTTCTTGACACTGTCAATGTCGTCACTGATAAAAATATCAGCGAATTTACGGGCCTCGCTCTTGCGCTTGAGTTTGGTTGTGCCATTGACGACCTTCTCTACACGCGGTTTCTCATGACGTTTTCCTTCTCGTGCGGCATGGGAATTGTTGGGAAATTCGATTTCAGCCATTTCAGGCTCCTTTCTTCAATTCTTCCGAAATATAATGCCCATCCAGAATTACTTTGGCTCCGGACGGGAAATTATGGGTCTTTTTCCATTGGTAATTGAGGTTAGATTTTGCTTTAGCCAGCGAACCGGCTACCGTCTCCCCTCTCCAATGACGGTCAAGGACGCCACCAAATTGGTCAAGCACCTGGCCTCTGAAAATATAACGAGTCATAAAACCACCTTGTTATTCCTGGCTGATACGAGGCATAACCAACTTGTATCCATGAGTCGTCAGAATTACACAGGCGTCATCAAGATTGTGCCACCCGTATTTATTGGCCGAGTAATCTCTAGCAGTCAAGCCCGACGCATCGTAAAGGTCAGCAACGGATACGAAGCCATACTGTTTGACGATGTCGGTCAATTCTGACAGAATGTTTTCGGCTTCGAATTTGGTTTGGTATACTGGCAAATCGAACTCGTGGTCTGCTTTCAGATGGCTCGGATACGAAATGGGTTTCTTCGTCGCGGAGCTAGGTTTTCCATACAGAAAATCACTAATCTTGTCGGTAATGACGTTGCGCAGTTCATGTCCGCCCGCATCGATTCCAGCCCGGACACTCTTTTCAACGGCGTTGTACAGGACGTCGTTCTTCTTGAGCTGCTTGAATGCCTGATAGCCGACAAATGCAGTGAGACCGGCCGCACCAACGATTGCACCGGAAGCAAACGCGAATGCGTTTTTCCAAAAACTCATAGCTTTGTTCTCCTTTCAAAGCACAAAAAAGAAAAAGCCAAAAGCCTATGTTTCCATAAGCCTTTGGCTTTCAGTAAATTCTTATTTACCGGATTCGTGGATTACTCCGTTACGGTGTCCTCCGCTTCACCTTCGGTAGCTTCCGTGGCCTCGCCCTCGACGACCTTGTTTTTGCCGAATTTTGCCTTGAGGGCATTGACTCCTTTCGCCACTGTGGGTGCAACATAGGTCTTGACCACATGTACCGTACCAACTACGGCCATGAGGCCCATACCTACAAGTGCAACCGCACCGGCGGCAGAGCCGCCCTCAGAGCTTTCTTCTTCGACAGTCAACGCAGTATCGTCGATGGCGTTGTCCTCCACAGGAACCAGTTCCTCAGTAGAAGTTTCTTCGTTCATCATAATTTCTTCGTTTTCCATTTTAGTTACTCCTTGTAAATATTAAATTTAGGAATTTCTTCCGTATAACTCTCTGCATATTTCGCGGAGTTACAGGCTGTCGTAGTTGTAGATAGGGCCGTGCTGGAATCCGATGACCATACAAGGCGTTTGTGCAAGATTATCGGCAAGTTGTGCGCTCAGTTTCAGCTGGACTGTATCGTGGCACTCATTCAGGTTCCAACCAAGGTCGTCGCCAATTCTGCTTTCCGGCAGCCGCAGCCGCTCGTAGTAATCGTTGAGAGACACCCAACCTTCGGAAATCAGGCTCATGTTGAGCTCAACAAGCGATGATTTCAGCTTCTCGATGTCGCATCGAAAATATCTTCCACAGATTGGGTCGTAGCACAGGTTGTTACCAAAGCCCGTTTCAATAATGGCGGCTTCCATCGGTGGATTCTTCTCGATGGCATCCTTAGCTACTGCGTTGCGGATTTCGGTCTCTTTTTTCTCACCGACGACCTCAGCAGTTTTCTCTTTGTAGTCTTTAAAAGACGTTTCAGACAAAGCGTAGGCAGCGGCGAGAGCAGCATTGCGGCGCAAATGGACGCTGTTGGCGCCGATGAGACAGGCCGTTCCAAACACGCCCATGATGAAGGCCGGAGTATAACAGCGCCAACAACTCCGAACCAGTTCCACAGGTGTAAGGGTTTGCGCTTCCTGATAAGCCGAAATATCACGATTTTTCTCCATCTCGGCTTTCTCCTTCAACAGAATGGCTTTCGGTGTCGCCCGTACAGCCAAAACCGTAGATGACACCATACTGCTGATGCCAATTACTGTCAGAAGTACAGGCGCCTGTTTTACAGCCGTTTTTCGCAAGACGCGTGCGGCTTGCTTATAGGATACTGTTGGCATTTTCATAAGATGCTCCTTTTTATATCGCGGCATGACGCCGCGGGATTACTTCTCGATAAGGATAATCGGGCGCACGCCACTGACATCGCCAGCATTGTTGCAGATCGCAAGGCCATGGCCGTTCACATAGGCGAAATACGCCGCAGAAACATTTTTCTTGGTGGCGTTCCGCAGCCAGTACCAGCGAGTGTCGTCCTCCAAAGTGGCAATGCGGTTCTTGCATACTTTCATACACGGCAGCTGGTCGTCAGAGTCCGGCTCGAACTTGTCGTAGAACTCATCGTGGCCGAAGATCATGCCGTAGGTCGGAACCGACAACTCGATAAGGCGGCGTGTGATGAACTCGGGCAACTCGGGTCTGAGTTCGTAATAGAGCCTACGATTCAGAAACGAATCCGCAAAGCCGCCTTTGTTCGTATCCCCTTCGTTCATGGCGCTCTCCATAATGCAATCCTCAAACATCAGAAGCAGCCCACGTTCGTCGTCGCGGACAACATCCAGGATTTGCGAGCCGAAGGACTTGGTGTGAATGAGAATTTCGTCTCCAACGGTCAGTTCTTTCACAGGAACATCGAGAGGAATTTTACGCATAATAAGCATGGTGATTATTCTCCTTTACAAATATAATCCAGCTACGATTTCAGTCATTTCACGTCCGACTGAAAAGACAAGCGCCGGGGTGGGTGTTATGCCATTGCAGCGAGCGCATTCATCGGCTCCGGCCATAGCATTCTCCATCTCGGCGTAAAGGTCGCTTAAAATATCAAGAACGGTTGATTGAGGACGCGCCGCGAATTCTTTGCGGATTTCATCAAGGGCCCAGCGGCAGCAGCTTCGATACATTGCTTCGTATCGTGGCCAATTTTTAGCGGGTTCGAAATAGTTTTCGTTCGTGAATTGGTCGAGTATCTGCAATTCAAGTGCGCGGTTCATGCTCCGTACCACTTCATGAATTTCTCAATCACAGGATAGCTATTGATGGCGTCATTCCCTTTGAGAGTGATTTTCACGGTGTTCTTCAAATCGTTCAGAAGGTCTACTGCAATAGCGCCGCTTTTGAACTCGTTGGAATATAAAAGATTGAATGTCTCACACAGCTTCTTGAAGAAATCATCAGCCTCTTTTTGGCTGGTGCATTCGACCATAATAATGACCTGATTCATCCGGCTTCTCCTTTCTTCAAAAATAAAACCAAAAGGGTACCTTAGTACCCTCTGGCCACAAGAGTGTTAATCATGTCGTTAATCATCCACGCAAAGAAAATAAACTCGCCAACTCCAACCAGAGTCCTAAACATCGCCTCAGCAAAGGTCTCGACTCCGACGACTCGACAATAAATTTTCTTGAGTTTCTTGACACTCATTTTTATCACCTCCATATCAGGCCGTGAAAAAATCGCGCAGATATAAAAGAGAAGACCCCGTATTTCTACAGGGTCTAAGCTCTTATTTATTGGACTTAGGTAATGGTTTAACCTCGTCTTCAGCTTTCTCGGTCATTTCATCCTTCCACTCCTTCATAGCTACGTACTGGCTTAACGCCGCGCCAACCATAGTCAATCCATAGGCAAGAATACCCATGACCATCGAAATTTTCATCTTCGGTTTCATAATTTACCTCCTTTCCACATAAGCAGGTGATTTTTTTGCGAACTCAGTGTTTTTGTCAGCACTCTCCCCAATACTTTGGTTTGGGCATAACCTTGTAGTCCATAGCCACAATCGGTCTACCGTTGTCATCGAGCTGACCACTGAAATCCAGCTCAAGCAGATTGTCAGTGCCAAAGCCCATAGCATCACCGGGCTTGATCTCATCCAGGCCAATTTCCCCATAGAACTCATTCAGGCTTTTCCAATCGCTGGACATGGTGATGTCATAGTTGATTTCGTTGACAGCGGCCTGAATCTTGTTAATGGTTGACTTGAATTTGCGTCCGGAGAAGCAATCGTAGATGATAACGTCATCCGGCTCAACCAGTGAAATATCATTCTGCGCAGGAGCCGCTGCGATACGGTCCTTAGCAATGGCCTGCTTGATTTCGGCGTTCTTATCCTCGCCAACGGTCTCAACCACTTTATCCTCGTATTCCTTGAGCGCCGCTGAGCTGACGGAGTACAACGAACTCAGAGCTGCGTTGCGCTGAAGGTTAATCGAGTTGGCGCCAATGGCGCAGGCAATCGTGAGGCCGGCCATGCACGCTGTCGGCACATAGCACTTCCAACACTTGCCGACAACTTCTGTCGCTTTGAGCTTTTCGCTTTTACCCGCATAGGCACGGCTCAGCTTTTCTTCTTCAAGAATTGCCATGGCCTTAGGCGTCGCGCGAACAGCCATAATTGCGGTTGTCACTACTCCTGCGGCGACGAGTCCGGTAAGAATTGTCGGCGACTGGCGCTCGACGAATTTGACAGTTTCACGGAATGCCTGTTCTATGAGCTTACGATTGAGTTTCATTCAAAAGTCTCCTTTGCTGAAAATATAAAACAAAAAGAAACAGGACGAGATTTGAACTCGTGACCTCCCAAATAACCGGGCGCTCTACCAAACTGAGCTACATTGTTTCCATAATACACCCTGAGATTTTCGCGCCGTTACAAAGTCTTTCGGTCGAACACAGTCTCCCAACGTTCCCGTTTTAAAGGTTTCATTCGCAGCCGCCACATAACTTGGCGCACATTCACAGTAGGATATAGATTGCCTGTTGGTTCAGCCGCATATTCGTTGAAGAAGTCTTTAAATCCGGGTGCTAAATACAAAATATCGCATAACCACGGGTCTATCTCGGTCCAATACGTATGCTTTGTTTGAGCGTCGTATCGTTGTTGAATTACACCTACTCCTTTATATCCAATTTTATATAAAGTACAAGTATTATAGATAGGATGATTGCAATGATAGGTTTCGCCGAACATAGTTGTGTAATATTTTGGCTTTTCGGTAAAATATCGCATATAAAAGAAAAGACTCCCCGCTTATTCAGCAGGGAGTCTAACTCCTTATGTTATTTGTTATTTTTCGGGCCTTTGCTCTCTGGTTGCAAATTTCAGGAGAGCCTCTTTATTGCGCATGGTTTCTTCAGCGTGTTCTTTTGCGGCATTGGATACAGTTTTGCCAGCTACAATAGCCGCTGCACCTGCAAAAATAATTTTAATAAGATTATTCATAGTTGCACTCCTTCCTGTGCTACTTCTTAATTGTATCATAATATGTGCTAAAAATAAAGACCCCATGTTTCCATAGGGCCTGTAACCTCACTTTCTAATGAATTTCATAAATCCTCCGGTGACATCCCGGAATGTCTTCGAGCAGAACGTACCGGTTTCTTCGAATTTGAAGCCGGCCTTAATGAAGCAGCTGTAGGCCGCGAGCTGCAATCCGAGTGACAAAGCATCAAATGCCAAACGCGCCCCGAAATTGATTTTGCGTTCCTTAGCTTCGGCCTGTGCCTGACACATAGCATCCATATGCTCTGCACCTTTCTGACGGGCTTCCGTTTCAGTCTTCGTTTCCTCAATCCTGAGTTTGTACAGCGATTCGAGCTCTTTGACTCGTTTCTCGCGGTCTGTTGCCTCCAAGTCGGGCAGAGCTTTCAAACTCTCCTCAATACGTTTGTTCAACAGTTCCGAATTGGTGTCCATTTGAATTTCTCCTTTCAAAATTTAATGGGTTCCATATAAGCAAGTGAAATATCAGCGCAAAAAGAAAAGACCCCGTGTTTCCACGGAGCCTTACTCCTTCAGAAAACCTTTGTAAGTTTGTTCTTCTGAACCAGAGCATTGTACTCGTCTTCGGCTGCTTCGAACATCACAATCCACAGCGGAGCCGAGACCGGAATCCCGTAAGCGAGTTTCTCAATCAATGATACTTCTCTAACTTCAAAGGGTTCCAGACCAGCGGCTTTAACCGTTTCTTTGGTCTGCTCAATTTCATCCTCAAGAGTAAACAAGCCCCAATTTTTCATAGTGGCAACCTCCTTAAATAATAAGTTTTCCATATTAGGAAATGTTATTTACGCGGAAGGAAATCTTCTCTTTTTACTTTCAGCATAATGTAGTCCATACTGATGAAATCGCCGCAGTCTGACTTCAAAGCCATAAAACAAAAAGGACCATCATCATCCGAACGGTCCACTCGAAGCTCACCTACCAGATACTTGCCTGCAAACAAATGAGTTGTCCATGTACATCCAATGATGAGTCCAATCGCGCAGGCAATGAACCCGCAAATGAAATAACCAATACTGAATCCCATAACGTTCTCCTTTTAAACTGTTTTTCTGAATTTTCCTCCCTGGGAATTTTATGATATGAATTTACCACATAATGCTGTCACCTGCGTCCCTAAAAATATAAAAGAAAAAGAACCAAAGTCGGACGGTTAGATTGCCCTTGGCTTTATCCAAGACTGTATCTGCTTATCAGCAGTGCAACCGGTGAGCCCTCTTACTTGCAAACCACCAGTTTTGCAAGGCCGCATCCCTAAATATTTTCTATTTAGATGTCTGGTTCTTTTTCCATATAAGGACCTGAGAATTTCGCGCAAAAGAGAAGACCCCGTGTTTCCACGGAGCCTTAACTCCTTAATACAGCTTTACGAGATACGACTTGCCATCTCTCATAAGGGCGGCCATATTCAGGCAATCGCGCACGATGATCTGGTTCATCATACAGACGGCCGAGTAAGGATTCGAATATTCTTCCTTCGTAAAAGTCACCTCAACGACTTTGTCCGGAATCTTCTTGAATTCCTCAAGAGCCTTCTGTCCTGCTTTCAGATATTCTCTGTGCGTAACCTTTTCAGGCAGTCCATTAACAGGGATAAGTTTCATAATGTATACCTCCATTAAATAGTATTCCATATTACAAACTGCCATTTTCGCGTAAAGAAAAGACCCTATGTTGCCATAAGGTCTTTTGAGAAATCAAGTATTTTCAGATTTCACAGGGAAACCATAGTTATTATCAGCTGCCTCTCGGGCCATGTCGTTCATCTCTTTGCAGAAGTTCTTCCAATCCTCTGCCTGCTTACGCTCTCGCGCTTGCTTGGCATAACTCAGAACAACTCCAACGATAATGGTACCAACCAGACTTGCAGCCATAATAGCTTTATCAGTTTTCATAAATAGTCCTCCTAAAAATATAATTCGGATTTCTCCATATAACTAACTGTTCGATTCGCGTAAAGAAAAGACCGCCTGTTGCAGCGGTCCGGTTCTTAACCTCTAGCGATATGCCAACGTCGAGAGAATGAGTTATCATCAACACTCTTATACAATGCGACAGCAGCCCTCTGACTATACCGCCGTTCGTTATTGTAATCTCCATTCTCATGAGCTTCTCTACTCAATCTTTGCAGACCACAAAAGTCAGCGCGATACATCATCTTGACGATGCCGTCCTTATTAGGTTGATGACATTTCAAAATATCAATCATCATACACATCACCTCCATATAACCACCTGTTAATTCCGCGCCTGACTCAAATGCCAAAAGAATTTACGATAGCGGTCATAGTACATGTCTTTCGATGCAGGCATGTCTAACTTAGTTTTGAGATATGCATAACCTAGATTTGAAGTGACTGCTTTCACTATATACTCGGACAGGTCAGGGTCTGCCAGCTTCGCACACGTGTGTACTAACTCCATCCTCTCGAGATAGTAGAGTTTCTTCTCGGCGCAGACCGCAGTCATATCCGATACTCGATTCGTAGGTGAGGTACGTTCGTGGCCCCCATTTTGAGCCATAGCATCGACTTCCGCGTAGGCTTTCTTCCATTCAGGGTATTGGAGACAGAAATGTTTGAGCTCGTAATACCGATGCTTATCAATGTGGTACTTACTTTTATGTGAAAGTTCAGCTCTAATGACAGTCGACATAACGTTCTCCTTTCCATACGTATCCTGTTTCTTCCCACAGTTTTCTCGGCGAAATGTAGAAGTTGATACGTCCGAGCTTTGAATCGATGTCTTCGACTTTGGTGACTGCCTCTCCGGCTCTTGTAGCGACACCGATAGGCAGCCATCCGGCAATGATACCGGCGCGAACCCATGCCGCGTCTTTCCCGTAGACCTTAGCCACCACAGAGACTGGAACCGAACCGGTCCCGAATTCAGGAATAGTCATAGGTGCTCCTTTCTTATTCTATGCAGGTTGAGTATATCCAAATAAGTCTGCCATAATTTGGATGACTTTAATCTAGCATAGGATTTCGTCACCTGTGTCCTGAACTAACAAAAAATGCAAGTATTCGACAGCGTAGGAGTTGACTATTCCTACACTTTAGAATATAATGGCCGTAAAGGAGGTGCTGACAATGCTAATCAAATGTCCAGAATGTGAGCTTCAAGTTAGCGACAAGGCCGTTTTATGCCCTCACTGCGGCTATCCCTTAAAGCCTGAAGCTACTCGCATCCGCAAACCTCGTAGCAATAAAAGAAAGCGCCTGCCCAATGGATTCGGACAAATATCCGAAATCAAAGGACGAGCGCTTAGGAAACCTTTTCGAGCTATGGTAACTGTAGGTAAGACCCAAGAAGGTCGGCCTATCTGTAAACTTCTAAAACCAGAATCCTATTTTGAAACATACAATGATGCCTATCAGGCCCTCATGGAGTATAATAAGAACCCGTTTGACTTTTCAAAAGATATAACCGTAAGTGAGCTGTATGATAGATGGTCCGCAGAATTTTATCCAAAAAGAAAGAGCATTGCGACGTACAAGTCTGCGTGGAAATATTGTTCTTCTATCGCAAATCTTAAAGTCTCCGAAGTTAGAACGCATCATGTTCGATACTGCATGGAGCATGGAACTGTCACTGTAAAAGGCTCGGAGCGTACTCCAACACTTGACATGCAACGATATATAAAAATGTTGTTGTCACTTATGTTCAAATATGCTATCCTAAATGAGATTACAGATAAAAATCCAGCCGCGATTGTAACGCTTGAGACCAAGACCGATGCTGAGATAAAAAGCCACATCAACTTCACGAATGAGGAAATGGAAAAACTCAAGGCTGCCATTGGTAAAGTTGAACATGCGGATTTGCTATATGTTGATTGCTATTCCGGATGGCGTCCAACCGAGCTATGTGAACTCTTACTCGAGAATGTCGACTTGGATAAGATGACATTCACAGGTGGGAAGAAAACAAAAAGCGGCACAAATCGAGTAGTTCCGATACATCCAAACATCCAAGAAATTGTAAAGCAGCACTATGCCCAATCAAGAGCTCTAGGCAGCAAATATCTATTTTCTGCTGCCCGAGATAAGTCTAAACATGACTATTACATATATTATGCCAAGTATCTCGATTGGTTTCAATTAGTCTGCAAAACGCTCGATTTTGGGAAGCATTCCCCTCACGATTGTCGCGTTCAGTTCGTCACAATGGCTAAACAATACGACGTAAACGAATACGCGATCAAATATCTTGTAGGCCATTCCATCAAAGATTTGACAGAACGTGTCTACACAAAAAGAACCAATGAATGGTTAAGAACTGAAATTGAAAAAATAAAATAGAATGAAAGAACTGCTGGAAATTAGTGTAGAGAATGTGTACGAATAATTCGCATTTTACACACTCTAACCAAATCCAGCAGCTTTCATTCTATCGTATGTACGTCGATTTACAGTTTATACGAATCATGTTTTCCTATATACTGTAACAAAGCGACAACGTACCATCGTCAAATAATTTCAAAAATGTAGGAATAAAGTACGAACTGCCTACATTTACTGGCTATTACCCGCGCCGTTCTGCTTGTTGTAGTTCGCCGTACTGATGCCCAGCAGAACCCCAAGGAAAGTATCGACAGCCGTAATAGTGCCGACGATTTCCTCACCGTAGGGCAGGCCCCAAATCTTGGCAACTGCGAAATACAGCGTAGCCAGGGCGGGCAGCAGATACTGTGCTACCCACTTCAGAATATCATATGTCTTGTTACTCATTTTACACTACTCCTTCCTATTTATCAATAGGATATTCACGCATCGGAAGTGCATCTACCTGTTTCATCGCCTTATCCCCCGTCCCGTTGCCGTGACAGGCATGATATGGCAGGTACAGATAATCATGCAGGTTCTCGTACTCGTCACGGGTGATACACCCTCGGGCCACGTACTTTTCCGCAAGAGAGACGATGCGGTCATGTGCCAGGCCGAGCGTAAGCTTATTCCAGTTATTGGTACGTTCGCTCCTGTATTGCAGGAAACTCCAGAACCCACCGGAGGCCAGCGCAGTGACCACTACCGTCACAAGCGTGTGAATCCATGGTTCCATTTTAATTCACCTCCGAATCATACACTCATGATGATGAGCTTTTTGTTTTTCACATAGACCTTCTTATGGAATAATGTCTCATATAATCCAACGATACCCTCTCGCTGCTGACGAGACAGACATTTGTAGTAATTGCCCATCCAACCCTTGAACATATTCTCTACATTCTCGTATGGCATTTTGCCCTGCTCAACCTTAACCGCAAGTTTCTTGAGCTTTCTGCGCATAGTTGTTACGCGCTTTGGGTTGATGCGTTTGATTACCCTGCCGTCTCTCGTCAGGGAATACTTCATCTGCAAATACTTGTAAGTGCTGCTGATTTTCACGATTCTTGTTTTCTTCCTATTTATATGTATCCCTCGTTCTTCCGCAATGACCGTTATAGCCTTCAATAGGAACTCAAGATACTCTTTTGACGGAGACATAACATAGAAATCATCACAGTAGCGCCCGTAGAACTTTACACCGCAGACCGTCTTTACATAGCTGTCGATTTGGTGCGGGTAGTAAACGCCTACCGCCTGCGAAATCTGATCACCCATGTTGACGGACTTAGGCATGAATCTCTCGCCGGTCAGAAGTTCTTTCGGAACTTCCCGATAGGCCAGTTTATTGAAGACAGCTCCCATGCAGCATTCGAACTCGGCGTCGTCCATATAAGAGACATCGATTTCAAAGCCTGCGAATATAATGTCAAGGAGCCATTCGACAAAAGGGTCGTGATTCACTAACCCCGCCAGGTCCTCTTTTGCAATTTCGTGGATAATATTGTCGTAGAATTTACTGAAATCTCCGAACAGAATATAACCGTCATTGCCGTAGGACTCATAGTATTTGTGCAGGTGAATTTCAAAGCGTTTCCGCTGTAGACCGATTCCACGGTCCTTTAATGATGCACAGTTATCGTAAATGATTCTTTTACGAATTTCCGGCATCAAGACACAATCGCATAAGGTGTGACGTATCACACGGTCTCGTACAGTCAAAGAAGTAATCGGGCGTATCTTTCCGCGTTCATGCAATTCAAACTCCTGGGTGGGACCGTTGACCAGCGTTCGATTCCTCAAGTCGTCCTGTATAGAGAACAACTCGGTGAGATAATTGAACATGAAATGCTGAGTCGAAGGCTTCCATTTTGAAGTGTTGACCGCTTTCAGATAGCCCGAATACAGGTTGTTGGCATCCGTGATAACAGATTCGCAATGCGTCAAATTATTCACCGTTATAACAATACTTACCGTAGTAAATTGTTTCAGGCTTTAGTATTTATCCCACTTGCAAGGGAATGGACCGTCCCTCCTTCCTTATCAGTAGTAGCTGAAAGGAATCCGGGCGCACGCCATTGACATTGCCAGCATTGTTGTAGTTCGCATTGCCATTGTTGTTCACATTGGCGAAATTCGTCGCAGAAACGACACAGTTAGGGGCTGCCCAGGAATCGCTTGCAAAATCGGTTATCACTTTTGCGCCAACGTTTTATCAAGTCGATTTCTCGATTGATAGCATTGGAATACTGGGCGTAGTCATTTACGTCCACGTCAAAAGTATCGACGACACTCTGTATTTCTACAGTGAGTTGCCGACAGGCAGCTAAGGCATGGGTTTGGTAAGCGCGCCGTTGGTTGTATTCGCTCAAGTTTTTTGGATAAATAGCGTTAGCAGCACTAACGTCCTGCACTACCGAGGCCGCAAAACGCACAATGGCGCCGCGGTACTCGTCAAGCAGGCACTCATACTTGTCACGGTTTTCTATGTTATCCTTTCCAAGAATATATTTCCTTCTTGCGATAGGCCCAACGTCCCGGATTCCAAAATTCCGCAGAACCAATTGGTTGAACATATCACGCATAACATGTGCATGGTAGACAGCCTCAAATTTGGATACGGGTCTATCACTTGCCAAAACGCTCATGGCTTAGTAGTCCTCACCGGTGAGCTCTTTGAACTCATCCTCGGTAATCCAGCCCTTCTCCACTGCGTCACGCACGCGGTCGATGGACCAGACCTTGTAGACCTTATAGAACTTTTTGACCATTTTATACTTCGGGGAATGTTCCATTTTGATTTCCTCCTTACAGCTCTACGCCGGTCATCATGGCCAGATACTCGACATCCGAACGCAGTTTGACCGCCGCGCGCTCAGAATCCGTAATATCACGCAGAACAATCCAATACTCGTCGGCATTCTTCGTGACCTGCACACACTCCATGTACGGGTGGGTCTCTTTGACCTCGCCATCATCAATGATGACGGGAGAGCAGATGTCGGCAAAGGTGTCCTTGCTGACCTCCATACGGGTGATAAAGTTGTTGCCGTTCAGCCGTGCCTCCTCGATAACGAGGCCACTGGCAAAGGTAAGGGTATACTTACGATCTTCCATGGGAAAATCCTCCTTTTATCTCAAGATTTCACAAGCGGCGCCGCACCATTGCGGCGCGATTACGCTACGCTGATTACGAAGTACGGGCGCACGCCAATGACATAGCCAGCATTGTAGCAGGACGCATTGCCATTGTCGCCCACATCGGCGAAACCCGCCGCAGAAACGACATCACGGAGCCAATACCACTGACGATTCGAGATGTATTGCGGTGCCATACGGAACAGTGCGAACTGAGACTTGCCAGTCGTGTAGTTATACGGAATGAACGAGCCATCGCAGCCGGGCTGGAACACCGAGTTGCCGTAAACCATACGCTCACACATCAACTCAACCGTGGAATCGAACCAGCCACCACCGCTCTGACGGCCGTTGGACACGGCATTGCAGAGAATATCGCGATGAGTAGTAACGAGATTGCCAAACGCCGCAGCGATGGCAGTCTTGGCCTGATCGAGACCGCTTTTGTACATCAGAGAGCCGACATAGCCGCCCTCAGTCGTATGGGTCTCGTTCATCTTGCCGGTATAGAGTTGGGTGTCGGGCACGATGACCAGATGATGACTGGTAAAATCGGTATCGCCGCAGCGCAGGAAGTAGTCCATGTCTGCGATACGCCAAGTCACACCATTGATGGTCCAATAGTCGCCGATGTACAGGTTGTCGAAGGAGCCATTCTTGATGGCAGCCTTCTGGGCAGAGCTTACGCCACCGCCGAGGTTCTTACCCCGGAACACATTGCAGTGGTTGATGGGAGAGATGAGACCGGCCAGTTCAACAGCCGCCCAAGAGGCAAGCGCTTTTCTGGTGCCCTGCGCGCCGTCCAGCAGAAAAACATCATCTTTCGCAACACGGTCGGTTTCAGGATAATCTACAATTTTAGGCATTTTGAAGTTCCTCCTTTTAATACATGTAACTGAATGTGAGATCGGTTACTACTGTAGTGGACCAGTTTCGTATAGTAACGACAATTTTGACGGTGCTTCCACTATAAGAAAGGTCCACCAGCATATTGTTGTACCATTCAACGCCGCCGATTTCTTCTTTCCAAATACACGATCTATAGTTTATCACTCTTCCGGTTGCCATACCGAGAATCGTATGGCCGACATCTGTCGTAAGCGTCACATTTTCGTACTGAGTGTTTTTTTGAGGAAGGGTAAATGTGACGGTGCCGATATTTCGAGAATTGGCCATTATTCTGTTGCCGTTGTAATAACCCTCCGGTAAGGTAATCATCTGACCGGGATTTAAAACCTTACTGTAAGACTTTTGATTCGGCATGATTCCTTTTTTCAGTTCTTTATTACCGGAGTAAAAGGTACTGCCCTCAAGAACCTGAGAAGCATCAGCCGTGGCCTTACGGAGCTTGAACATGGATAAACCAGCACTGATGGCCTTTGAAATCTTACCCATACTCAAATCCTCCCGTCTGCAAGGACTGTGATGTTGATGGTCGGCTTGGCGTCGTAACAGTAGATTTTCACAAATCCGTTGCCGGTCTCACCGTAAGACAGCAGTTCCAGCGCATTTTGAAGTGCTTCGTCTGTACTCTGCTTTCCGGTAGGCTCGAAGTACATCGGACCCATATTCGTATCGGCGGTGACATTGCTGACCATGACAGTCTGGCTGTAGGGTGCGGTACTCGACCAAGCGTTGGCCTTCAGGGTAAAGCTGTAAGTCTTGAGCTTGTCAATGCGGGCATTCAGCTTACCGGCGACATCCGTGGTAAGAGTCTCTCGCTGGTCGTTGAACCACTCGCTGAATTCTGCTCCCCACTGGGCAACGATTTGGTCAGTAGACATCTGGGTCAAGACCCCTGTTGCCAGCGGGCAGGCCGAAGTGCCGACCGCATTCTCAATGTACTGCTGGGAGATGGCAGTGCTTCCGGCTTTACGCAGAATATAAGCGAGAGGATATTGATGCACATGCTCGGTCTTCGTAAGGGTTGGCTTTACAGGGGAAGTCGAAGGCGAGCCATGGATGATTTGGATGCTGTTACAGCGTGCGGTTGTATCTTCATTGACTTCAAGAACGACAGCGTCATAGCGGTCCTGAAGAACCTCAGCCGTGCCGCAGTCCAGAACCATGATGGAATCGTTCAGGGTCCATGTATGGTCGAACCATGCGCGTCCGGTATCGACATTGATTCTGTTTCCGGAGTTTACGGTCACCGCAAAGGTCTTGCCGAAAGCACTGATGACGCCATCACGAATAATGCCATCGAACATACGAGACATTGTCACTGCATCGTATTTCCTATCGCCGTTCTTCGAGTTGTAGAACCCATAAGTAAGTGCCATGCTCAATCACTCCTTTCTGTTAAACTGTTGTAAATGTCGGAACAATGCTGATGCCGCTTGTATCATCGGTGTACATGACCTCAGATACACGGGAGCGGCCCTCTTTGCCGTATTCGTTGGCAACCTCGACAATATCCCCGATAAAGAAGTCCCGGCCATACAGATAAAGCTGTGTAGCGTCAACCTCGCCCTCAAAGTTTGCCACAGAGGTAACCTCCGACAACTTATCTGCACCTCTCTCCTTGAGCTGCGCTGTGTATTCCTCGTCGGTAAGGGTCTTGTCATCGACCTTGGACGAAATATCACGGGCATCCACAAAGAGCTCTCGCCGGTCAAGGCCGGAGGTTGTATCGTCTCCTCCATTGCCATTCACCGTAGTGTAGCGGCGCTCCGACCCCTCGCCTTCTCCACCGACCAAAGCGACATTTTTCATGTCCTTCTTCGATTCGTAGTAGTTGGAGTTGATGATGTTGTCGAACCCGGACGAAAATATGACATATGGCACCGTGGTCTGTTCGTAAGACCGGTCGGTGCCGATGTAAAGCTCGAATACGAATTGGAAGCTATTGTTCAGTGTAACCTTGAATCCGACATTGTTGGCTTCACACAGAGCCTTTATCGAGTCATACAGATTGTCGCCTGTAAACTGGGCCTGAACATTCAAAGCAGTAATGCGTTCGTCGGTACTTTCTTTGAAGATGAAGTTCGGGATTTTACGAGCAGCAATCGCAGGAGAGATAATGCTATCTGTGAGTAACTTTTTGATACCATTTTGAAAGTTTCCGTCAAGGACAGTCTGCTCCCAAATGATGCGCCGTTCGAGAATCGACTCAAGCGAGCGGCCTTTCACTGTGAGGTGGTTTCCGGACTCAACATCGGTGTCGATTTCGATTTCATCAACGATCATAAGGTGTTCCGATTCACTGCACCAGACATAGTAGCCGTCTTTGATGAATTGATAGAACACCGCCTCGACCGGAGCGTAGATTTCCATGTCGCCGTAAGCATTGTAACGGTCAGACCAGATAAAGGACTCGTAATCGTCAAGAACGCAGACGACCTCGAAATTGGTGTCCATAATCAAAGCGTTCATCTTAGATACCCTCGTAGAGTGTAGTGTGGTCAACCACAAACATCAGATAATCAGAACCTTCGTCCGCCGTGTAGGCGAAAATGTTATCGCCTTTTGTAAGGCTGAACCATTCGTCGTTTCGGGGGTCGATAGCATTCAGGATGTTTGTGGATTTACCATTTCGGAGAAGGGTCACAGACCGCGACCCCTTGTCAGTTGTAATGATGATTTCGTCACCCTTTACAATGCCGGAACCCGTCAACGCCACAAGCTTATCGTGGTAGATGTGCATGGTTCCTCTGGTATCTACGTTGTAAATGGTGATGTTCTTGACTGTGGCGGATGCTGCGATTCGTATCTGCACACCACTTTCCGCATCGCCCTCATACCGCACAAGGTTTTCAGCTTTAACAACAATTTTGCCAAATTCAATGCGCGGGTTGCTAGTATCCTCGTTGCTGAACGGGAACTCAAAGGCCGCTTCAACGCCGCTGAAAGAAGTGACGGTATCGTAAATGGAGCTGAAATACGGATTGGGGCAGATGATAGACACCTGACATCCCTCTCGGTCAGAACAAATATCAGGCTCGTTAGTCTCGACATAGCCGACAATTTGACATTCACGATTGTCGGTCTTGAACGCAAGAATAACGGGCTTCTTAAGCGGGAAATACTTGTAGGAACGATGGCGCGCATCCTCAATTGTGGGAATGGGTGTGAAATACATAGGAAGTACGATGTTGCGCTCTTCCGCTCGTGCAGAGTTGTATTTTGAGCCATCCTTTGTCGCCACTTTTGAAGTGTTGACGCTCGCTGTTGGTGGACCAAGACCTGTCATGTCATGAAGGATGAACCCTGTTGATTCGGAATTCATCATAGGGATGGTGAGGCTTTCGCCAAGATAATTTGTTACTGTCAGGGACTGAATCATCAGGCTTTGCCTCCTCTCTTCATGATAGCGAACAGATTCTTGGTATCGCGGTAGATTTCGCGGCGGGACAGTGCCTTAGGCGAATAGTTGTACTGGTTGAACTCCTGAACAACAGGTGCAGGCTCATTTTGATTTGCCGAGCTGTTATCATTCGTAGAAACAGAGGATGTCATCTGACGGGCCGCGCTATTGACATTACGGACAGAACCGGCCAATGCCAACGTGCGACGGTCAGACATAAGACCGTTGAGCGTGTAAAGACCGGCCTCAACGTCCGACAAATCAATGACGGGACGAATGGTGGGCTCGGTGTCGATACCGTTGCTGACCAAGTCCATCAAACTTTCAAGGGCAAGCGTTGCGGAGTTCACAGCAGTGTTTCCGAGTTCAGTTCCGCTCTGCGACACCTTGCTCACCATCTTGTGCATAGCCCGGATGTAACCCTCGCCAGACATTTCACCGAGCCAGGCAAATTTCTTGGACGGAGAATTGATGTCTAGTGCAGACTTTGCGGCATTAAGAGCACTTCGGGCCAAATCAGCAGCGGCCTCAGCGGCAGACTGGATTTTGGACGTGATACCCTCTATAAAACCGCTGATGGCATAAGTGCCAGCTGTCAAAAAATCCGTCCGCATAGCGTTGATTTTGCTGATGCAAGCAGTAATCAGATTTCCAACGGTGCCTACGAAAGCATCTTGCTTACTCGCAAAGCCACTGCTGACGTTTGTTGCCGAATCATTACCAGAAGAATAGAAGGCTCCCTGCCTGTTTTGAATGCTTTGTAAGGACGTATTCATCGTGGCGTTCACAGCGTCGACCATGGAAGTGTTCTGAGAGATGCCAGCACCTAAAGCAGTAGCTAAGTAAGAGCCGGCGTTCAGAAAATCGTTATACTTCTGGTTCGCTGATGAAACTGCATTGGTCAACAAAATCGTTACAGTAGTGGTCAAAACTTCCGATTGGAGAAGCATACCATCTGATAATGCAGTTGCTAGCGATGCACCTTCCGAATTGAAACTATTTGCATAGCCAGAAATAATTTCAAGCAACGAACTCAACGAAACCTGGAGATTAGTCCCGGCCTCGTTAAGAAGATTGAATCCAGATGCAATCGATGCAAAGTCGATGCTCGAAAATTCCGAAATAGAACTTCTGACAGAATCCAAAGTTGAAGCATACCCATAGCCGAAGCTAATCCCGGTCATTGATTCAAGTCCAGTGGCTAATTTTTCAAGGTTTTCGCCAAGATTGCCGGAAAACGAAACGTTATTCCAGGCAGAAAGCGAAGCAGCAAGGTCTTTAAGAGGTGTTACTATTGCCGAAATTGACCACCCACCGAATGCTGAAAAACTAAACGCTTCTACACCTTTAGCAAGTGATTCTAGGTTGGATTGCATATTAGTTGGAAGCGAAACATCGGTCCATGCCTTTACGGAATCTGCTAGTTCTTTCAGGGGACTGACAACTGCGGAAAGTGACCATCCTGCTAAAAAATCTGGCCCGAAGGACGAAATCCCAAGAGCAAGATTTTGAAGGTCCGTGCTCATGTTTTCCGGGATGTAAACATCTGCCCATTTTTTTACAGCTTCTACAAGAGAGGTCAATCCCTCCGAGACTGGATTGAGAACGGAGGCTCCAAGTCCACTAAAAGTAAACGAGGTGACACCAGTTGCAAGCCCCGAAAGTTGAGTTCCCAATGTGTCTGGGACCATAACACCAGACCATTTCTTTACAGAAATAGCTAAATTTCCAAGAGGTTCGGCCAAAGTTGCGATTGCATTAGCCCCCATCCCTCCAAACATGAATCCATTCACGCCAGAAGCAAGAGAACCAAGTTGTGTTCCGATATCTTGCGGAACAACAACGTCGGACCATTTCTTTACAGAGTTAGCCAAATCGCCGATTGGTTTAGCAACAGTCGCAATAGCATCAGCTCCGGAACCAGCGAACATAAATCCGTTTACGCCCGAAGCTAAACTTCCCAACTGTGTAGCGATTCCAGTCGGTACGGTAACATCTGACCATTTCTTTACAGAATCGGCGAGATCACCGAGGGGTTTAGCCATTTCCGATATCGCAGATGCTCCAAAGCCTGAAAATGTAGCAAGCAATCCCCCACCGGCAATTTCGCTTAATGCTGCACCCATTGTGGCAAGACCTGTTTGTGCATTTTCCCACGGAATCTCACTAAACTTTATAAAAGCGTCCGCAAGATCACTCAGTCCTTGAATAGCTATAAGCAGTGAACCGCTACCGATGGCACCAGCAATTCCGGCAAGAAGACCATCAGCCGCAGTGATTATAGCAATCTCGGATAGTGCACTGCCCATAAAACCAAGGCCTTGCATACCTTGCTCCCAGGGAATTGACCCGAACTTTGCAAGTGCATCCGCAAGATCACTCAGTCCTTGAATTGTAAGCAATATACTGCCAGCTCCGAGTAATCCAGAAAAGCCAGCAATGACACCGAGAGCGCCCGAGAATAAAGAGACTTCAGCCAGTGCCCCACCCATGGCAACCAAGCCGCGTTGAATTTCTTCCCACGACATTGAGCCAAATTTAGCTAAAGCATCAACCAAAGGTTCCATTCCGAGAATAACGAGGTCTATACTTCCAGCGGCAAAAATTCCAGAAAAACCAGCAAGTTTCCCAACAGCAATAAGAGCGATACTAAGTTCGGCCAGTGCCCCACCCATTGCGTCAATGCCCTGACTTGACTGCTCCCACGGTATACTTCCAAATTTCATAAGTGCATCGGCCAAAGGAGACAAACCAAGGATGACAAGGTCCAATGCCCCAGCCGCGAAGATGCTAGAAAATCCGGCAATTGTGCCAACCGCAATAAGAGCAACACTAAGTTCTCCTATGGCTACGCCCATGGCAACCAA